AGTAAACGTTGACACTTTTTGGAAGTCAATAATAAGTGTACTGTTCGATGACGTACAATTTACAACCACATTGGCTGCTGGATCTATTTGAATAGATGCTCCGTTGCCTGCAAAATCTAAGTAGACAGATGTCTCGGCAAAAAGTATATTGTTAGCTCCACGTGCTATTTTCCAAAAACCACTATCTAGTCCGTACCATACTTGGTTGATATGAAGACCAGTTACAGTCTCTCCAGCAATACCGGTATTAGCAGCTGCTACTTCAAGTGTAGTATTAGATGTGAAAAGGACAACAAACTTGCCGCCCTTTTGGTTAATTAAAGTTCTACTCGCCATCTTGTAGCTCCAGTTGTTCTAAAAATTCAATCATCTGATCTGGATCTTCTTCAAGAATCTGCTCAAAGATTTCTTTGTTTTCATCAGATAAATTTTCGTAAATTGTATTAAGTAATTGAGTTAGTTCTTCGTCTTCTGTCAACTGTTCTGCTTCTTCTTTCATTGAAACTGGCTTTGAATATTCACCAGTTTGAAGAATACGATCATGTAAATCTTGAAGTGATCTATGCATGTCTTTGATATCGCCAACATGCCCCCAGTGTGGCTCGCCTTGATTGTAATTCTTCTTGCTTGTGACATTATCGTAATGATCCGACAAGCCTTTTTGAATACCCTTTAAAAGTTTTGAAGACTCATTGTGGTAGTATTGGAATTGTTTAGCTGCAACTTCACCTTCCACAATGTCTTCAACTTCTTCAGCAACTTTTTTAGCCAAATCCATTGCAGCAGTATACCCAGGAAGCTTTGATAATCTTTTCTGACGTTCAACAAATTCTTTTCTGGATTCATTTTTACCTTCTTCGATCATCTTAACTTTAGCGCCCATTTCAGTAGCGTCATCAAGTTCTGAATCAGAAAGATGTTCACCTACCTTGATACCATCAGAAAGATGTTTACCTACAGCGTGTACTTTAAATTTGCCTTTACCAACATCCTTAACATGAAGAGCCATAGGATGTACCTTAGACATCTCCTCATATACCTTCTCATCATTTCCAGGATTGTAACCGTGTTCTGTCTCACGACTTACTGTTTTAATGTTTGTTGCTTTGAACAACTTATCGTCTTGAGTACCACGATCGTCTAGTTTAGACTTAGCAGTAATATGCTTGTCCATAAACTTTTTTTCATCTTTGGACTTTGGAGCATATACCTCCAAAACCTGTTTAAGAGTTTTTGCCATCTGTTACTTCCTCGTAGTCAAAATCGTCTTCTTCTTGTTCTTGATCTTTAGGACCAAAGAAATGCTGAGCTACCTCAACCTTTTTTTGTTGAATGGAATCATACAGTCTACCTGCCATCAATTCATTAAATACGTCCTGCATCTTGGCAGGTTGTCCCTCGTAAGCATATCTTACTAGGTCACTCACCTCATAATGTGTCGCTGTGGTATCCATCTATACTCCTATTTATTGTTGCGGTTCTGGCGGTGGAGGTGGGTAGTAAATTTGATTGCTCAACTCTTCTTGAATCTGAGTATCCATCTGTTCCCTATCCTCATCGCTTTGTTTAAAAATATTGGATCTAATCCAACCATGCGAATAATATTTACCAATGTACGGAGTCAACTGTGCAGCTGCCTGAAGCCTTGAATTTAATACATCGGTCTCTTTTAACTCTTCATAGTAGTTATCTTTAGCGAAATCGAACTTAATTTGTTGCGACATGGACTTCCAGTCTTCAACAGTTACAATACCTTTTAATACTAATTGCTTCTCAAGACATTTTAAGAATAGTGTTGAAAACTTAGCCCTCATTCTACCAATGAATTTTGAGAACTTAACCTCATCCCTAGTGATCTCAGTAGCTCTTCCAATAGAGTATGTCTGCTCTGTTTGCAATCTAGTTGCTGGTACATTGAGAGATTGGTATAATTTCTTTTGAAAGTATTCAACATCTTCCATTTTGCCAAGATTCTCACCACCTGGCAAAGTAGTAATTTCTGTACCCTTGCCACCTTCACGACGAGGAAGCCAGTAGTCTTCCAACATGGTCATGAATTTACGATCATCTCTTACCTCACCAGTAGTAGCATCGTAAACTAATCTATTCTTATGACGAACCATCATATCACGAAGATATTGTTCCGCTTTCATCTTAGGCAAATTACCTACATCAATATAGAATATTCTTCTTTCGGGTGCTCTTGATATTCTGTAAATTACAGTAGCGTCTTCAAGAACTCTCAACTGATTCAAAGGCTTAATTGCTTTATGCAAATACGATATAACCATCGTACCGTTTGTATCCATCAAACCCGACGTACAATGGACTATAGAATCCTTTGCAATCTTAACACCAGTAGCTGAGTATGCAGCAGCACCGCTACCAATACCCTGTGCATTGTATCCTTTTTCATTATAAATGTAGTACTCATTAGCAGTCTGTGTTACTATAGCTTCAGTATTTTTGTCTCTCTTCTTTCTTTGCTCACGGACTTTTCTAATCTTTCTAGGATCAACATTTCTAAGCTCTTTGATACCTAGTCTAGGATTCTTTTCATCAATAATAGCATGGTAGTAGAGTCTACCGTCAATATACCATCTTTTGAAAATATCATATGATTTCTCTTCAAAGTTTAATAGATTCTTAACATTATTAAACTCTTCAATTATTACAGCTTTGATGTTGTCTGGATAATTCAAGCTGTTGAGATTGAGCTCAACTATTTTCTCATCTGTTTCCTGTACGATCGCTTCGTTTACAATCTCTTCTACAGCTCTATCAATATCTGCTGTAATAGACATATCTCTATATCTAGTAACTAATTCTGCTTCTGTTCTGGCAGTTCCTTCAAGATCTACATACGTTCCGTATGATCCTCCGGCTGCAACAACAACAGCACCATCATCGTTAGACGGCGGTGCAAAGGAAACGGGTGGCTCCTCAGGAGTAACCCGTTTAAATTCAAACCCAAACAAACTGGCCATATTTTATCCTATAATAGAAGAGGAGACATCCCCTTCGGTTCATTCCCAGTAGTCGTAAGACCAAGTAATAATATACTCTTCAATCTGATCCGCAAATCCCCAATCCAATGCAATCTCACTAATGTTTGTTGGGAAGCATCCAACCAATTTGACAATTTTCAATGGAGGTCCTTTTTTAGAATATTGATTGACTGTTAGGTCAACTTTATATTCATTAGGAAATGCTCTGAAGTTAGTTGTTCTTTGGTTGATAATATCAATCCATTGCTCAACTGCGTTTCTGATGATGAACCCTTCATCATTCATTACTGTAGTCTGCCAATCGCCATACTGTCTCTCACCAGCAATTTTAATTGTTCTGCCACCGTAAGGTACACTGATCTGTCCAACTTGAGAAGCTGGAAGGCTAGCAGAACGAACTAGGAAAGGACTGAACGGGATCAGAGCAGGCACTCCAGGTGGTGTAGACATAAACACCTGGAACAGCGCTGGTCTTGCAAAATCGGTAGTGCTTACTAGCGACTTAAATGCATTAATACTGAAAGCCATTTATTGTACTCCTTAATTAAAACTTACCAACAACTTCGTCGAAAGATACACCTGATCTTACTGCGATAAAGTTAAGTTGAATAAAGTTAATTGATTTTGCTGGCTTAACATATATATCTCCGACAAATTCATTTCTGTCGATCACTTCACCAGTGTTATTTGTATCATCGCAAACAACTCTATAGTCGTAAATACCTCTGCGACCTTGTACGTCTCTTAGGAATGGCTCAACAAGAGAAACAAACTGCGCTCTTGTAAATTCATCATTCAACTCGAATAACGAGAACTTAGCTGCAGTGGCAATTGCTTTCTCAAGTACGATGAACAATCTACGTACGTTGATACGGTCAAAAGCACTAGGCTTAGAAAGAGCTGTCTTATCGCCAAACAAGATTGTACCTTGGCCAGGGAATGTTGCAACTGGATTGATACCATTTTTATACAATAGATCTCTATCTGCTTTATCAGGATTGTACGCTAGTTTAACAAGGTTCTTAATCTGTCCACGGTTAAAGCCAGCTGGAGAGAACCATGGATCTCTTGTTGTATCTGTACGAACACATAAACCTGCAATATCACCGTTCAACGGAACATAACGGAAGATATCGTTATATTTGTCATACTGATATTTGTAACCTGAATCAATTACTAGATATGAAGACGATCTGCATGAGTTTCTAAAAGTAACTGTATCATCAGACTCATCTTGTGCTGTATTGTTAACAACGTCCGACTTATCTGGAGAAGCAAGAACTATACAGTCTTTACGAGTTTCGGCAATGTTATCTACTAAGTAGTTAGCAATCTGCTCGCCGTTTGTGCCACCTCTTGACTTACCAGTCATTACTAATGATATATCAACATCTTCTGCAGATGCAAACAAGTCATATCCAGCTAGAACTGTACCAACTGATACATCCGATTCGCTGTCACCATCTTGACCTAATTGGAAAGAGAGGTACAAAGGTGCAGTGTTAACACTAGCTATATTCAACGCTGTATTAGCTGGAGCTGTTGATCTATGATTTCCAAACCATACATATTTACTGCTTTCGTTAATTACTGTTTTGTAAAAGTTACCAGAGCCGTCTGTTGTTTTTGCATCAGTTGCTCTAGACAGACCTCTATATACTTCCAGAATAGTACCTGGAACACCACTAAATTTACCATCTTCATCAGCAACTACGACGTGAAGTTCATCAACAGCAGTTGTATTACCTTGCGATGCTTGGTAATCTGAAATGCCAGGAGGTGAGTCTACTGTATTAAAATATTCCCAATACTTGGAGAACGTATTACTTGTGTAGTTTGTTGATAGCTGGAACACATTATCTACGTTAACAGTGAAGAATCTTGATGTAGCGTTTGTAAATGAAGCGTTTGTACCCATTACTGTTGGAAGACCAGTAATTTTTACATATTGCTTACCAATTGAAGAGTTACCAACTTCGAGGATATCGTTTAATTGTAACTCAGCAAGCACGGACACCATTCTTGTGTTTGCTTCAGCAAGAGTACCTAAAGAACTGTTAGCAACAGAAATAACAATTGAGTTAGAACCAATAGTTGCCGTAATAGCACCAGAAGCTAAGTTAGCATCGCTGTTAGTAATGTTGATAGATTTACTATACGCGTTTATGCTATCGCAAACTGAAATCTTTAGTGAGTTACCTAGCTCACCAGGACATCTTGCTACATAAAGAACATCAGTATCGGTACTGAAATTGATGTTGTCGTAGTCATCTTCACTCTTAATAGTGAACACTTGAGCGTTTGTTACTGAACCAGTATTAGCAAGAGCGGAAATTACGCCATTTGCAAAATTGGTTGTATTAGCTGCTCTGACTACATATAGTGCATTACCATATGCAAGAAAGTTTGCTGCTGTAAAGAATGTTTCTGGATTGTAATTGGTAGGTTTACCAAACTGTACTGCTAATTCTGCTTCAGAACTGATAAGGGTTCTTTTTCCTACAGGACCCCACTCAAACACACCTGCAATTGCTCCAACAGAAGTAGATACTGCTGGAACAACGGTTGTTAAGTCAATTTCTGAAACATTTACGCCTGGACTAACTTGAAATGCCATTTTTATCTCCTAAAGACTAGAGTTTCTTTCTATTTATAATATTGCCAACCGTCACTAGGAATTCATGTATTTTGAAAAATTATCAACATAAACTATTGGTTGGTCCTCCATTGCCTGACCATCATATATGATACCAAAAGGAGTAATTTCCTCATCTAGCATTCTTTGTTTTTCATCAACAAGCCTGCGTCTGATATCTAGATTTGTAATCTCTTTAATAAATGGCTGAGACATCGTCCAGCCAAATAATACACCACACATTGCAAGATCGTCGTTACCATCCTCTGCTTCGTACGAGTTACCATTACTTACAAATCTATAAAGCTCTGCAATAAGATCGATATCATTTAACTCTACTTTATCGTTCTCAACAAGTGCTTTAAAATTATTACAACCAACTTTCTTAGTTGCTTTTGTTGTTCTGACTCCCTTAACAGCTGTACCACCAAAACCTTGTGATACCTCTACAGCCCCTTTTGGAGTCTTAGCAGTGTATATAATGTTTTCATATTCAAGTTCTTCATGTAGGATATCAGCAACCTGTTGGCCAATATCATTGGTTTCTATTAGCACATGAGCATTGAAATACTTTACTGCCGTATTATATATAATTTCCGGAAACAGCAGTGGTGATATGTTGTTGTTTCTATATGTAGCAACTACCTTGTACGGTGCATCAGTAATATCATACACTATAAAAGCTGAGTAGTCACCACCCAACCCTCTTGAAACATCTACCGTCATCATATATAATCCCGTTTGTCGGGGTTCATAGAATAACTTAAAGAATTCATTACTGCTTAATGGTGGTCTATAAACCAATCTTCTAAGCACTTCAGGTGATATAAGAGTATTAGATGAACCAAGAAACTCACACTCAAACTCTTGTCGGAACTGCTCCTTAGAAGTATTTCTTATAGTCTCCTCTTTCCAAGCTTCATCTCTACCTGGAACCTCGGACCAGTGAACATCAATCCTCTTATAAGAGTTACGTTCATTTTCACTATCAACCCACAACTTGTAAAATAAGTTTAATCCATTAGGTGTAGATGTAATCAGTACCTTTGTAGTTGTACCTGATGAAATTGTAGGATAGACAGAAGAAAAGAATGTTTCTTGTATCCCGTTTGGAACGAATGCAAATTCGTCTAAGTAAATAAAGTTCTGTGATGTACCACGAATAGCACTGGATGCGGTTGAGCTTGCTAGTATAGTGGATCCGTTTTCAAGCTCAATCGATGTCTTATTCCACTCTTTAACACCTTGTTGTAACCATTTTGGTAAATGTTCATAAGCAAGTTGGATTCTACTTAAAATTTCTTGGGCTTGAGCTTCCTTATTAGCTAGAATAGCAACAGAGTAAAGTTCGTTAAACAATACAGCATGAAGAATAATACCTACAACCGTAGTAGTTTTACCAACTTGCCGCGGCATCTTACATATAACAAACCGTTCTTTTTCATTTAGTCTTATGATGTCTCTTTGATATTCATAAGGTACAAAAGGAATAAGACCTCTATCAACGTTTACAATTTTTACATAATTCTCAATGAAGTATTCAGCACTCTTTGCACACTTGATATATTCTTGAATCTCTTCTCTAGTAAACTCAACCTTTACATCGGTACGTTTTAGATTTTTATTACCAAGGTAGACATCATTTTTGTTCATTTTGTTGTTTAATCAATTTCTGAAGTTCCGCAGTTGAACCAACAAACAAGTTGTTATTAATTGTTTGTGGAGTCTGTGGACCATCCATGTTCTCAATATCTTTATGCTTCTTTTGAAGCTCTAGTAAATCTTTATTTGTATCAGCAATAGTTTTTAAAAGAGTAGCCACCACCTCATATGCTCTAGGCTGCTGACTTTGCTGAGCAACACTGAGCATATCACTTAGCGCTTCGTTGCCCTTCTCTATAACACCAATCATACTGCCACGAGCATACTCGTAGTCTGTTGGAATAAGAGACTTCTTTTGTGCTGAAGTAAGCAATGGTTGCAGTGGATTCATATTTAAAGCATCACCTATTGGATCATTGTTCATAAAACTGCTCTATAGTCTGACTAAAGGTATAATCATCATCAGCTTCTATCTGATCAACAGTTTTACCAGCGACAACTGGAATAGTTGTAATTACATCTTGAAGCTGTGTGTTGCCAACAGCAACTGAAAATTCTCTTGCTCTGTCGACATTATAGAGATTAATAATAGAAGTCTTAATCTGTTCGGATTTTCTTGTTGGTCCAAATATATAACCTTTGAGAGTAAAGTTGAGAGTCCATGTGAGAACTCTTCTTTCTATAAAATTACCCTCATAAGTATCTTCACATCTAACATCACCTAATATTATAGGTATATCATATTTATGCTGCATTGAAGAATCAAGATTTAAAGTGGCAGTCCAATCGGGTGTAAAGAAGGGAAGAATCTGCTCAAGTATCCTTGTTCCGTCATTGGCATTTTTAACAAGAATATACATACTAAAA